TCCTTTGGGTCTGATAAAAAAGATACCCCATCTAGACCCTCTAGACCATCAGTAGGGGCAAGGGTACTGCCCCTTCCTAAGGAAGATACGTCATCTAGCCTATCAATAGGGGCGCGGGTGCTGCCTAATAGTACTAGACGGAGCTTCCCTACAGATAAAGAGGAAAGCGCTTTGTCTAGGTCTTTAGCTACCGGAGCAGACGCAGCTGCAGGCGCATTAGGATTCTTTGGGTCTACAATAAAAGGTGTTATAGATATTATTGGAGGTCTATTCTCGGTTGTGGGGCGTCTTATTTCTTCGCTGCTCTCTTTTGACTTTAGTGTAAAATCTAGCACACTTGCTAGATCCGCTGGAGCTACTTCCTTTGGGGTTGGTAATGCTGCAAACCCCTTAGCAGGTCTTGCTATTGGAGCAGCTACTAAAGGTTTTTCCGCTGGGGGTATTGCTTCAGGGCCTACTAGCGGATACGCGGCAACATTGCATGGAACAGAAGCAGTAGTTCCACTACCAAACAATAAATCAATTCCTGTAGAGCTAAATAAAGGGGCTGGAGCTTCTAATACAAATAATGTAAGCGTTAATATTGCAATTGATTCAAATGGTAATGCTAGTGCTCAAGTTACAAATGATGGTAGAGCAGAGCAGTTCGGAACCGCAATCTCTGCTGCAGTACAGAAAGAAATAATTAACCAGACTAGAGCAGGTGGTTTGCTCTACAACGGAAGATAATATGGCACAATATAGTTTTATAATTCCTGCAGATAGTATTTCAACTGGAGATCCAGCAGCTCCAGTTGAAGTATGTGTAGATAGAAATTTAAGAAGAAGAGTAAAGCAGGATATGCTAGTTGCTAAGTTTGGCGAAGGATACGAGCAGCGCGTAGCAAATGGCATAAATAATAAACAAGATAATTTTTCCATCACTTTAAAGAATAGACATGCAGAAGACATTAATAGAGTCGCTGCATTTTTAGACGCATATACTGGCAAGGGTTTTAATTTTACTGTAACAGACCATGATGGAGACACAGAAATTCGAGTTGTTTGTGAAAACTACGATGTTACATACTTACATGAAAATTTCCATACTTTAACAGCAGAATTTAGAAGAGTATATGAGCCATGACAGATTTAGCATTATTAGATGCTCAAAGCCAAGAAGTAGGATCAGGATTAGTTGAATTATTTGAAATAATGATTCACCCTACCGATGAAGATACTGGGCACGCTTTTTATATTCATAACGGTTTAGACTATGACACTGCTATAGGCGGTTCTTCTTATAATGTTTGTTTTCCTTCTATAGATGGATCAACTTTAAATGAGTATATATCTATCCCAGTTGAGATTAGCGGTATCTCTGTATCTAGTGCAGGCCCCTCTGCCCGCCCTACCCTTAGAATTGCAAATATTCCTGTTTTAAGCAGAAGTATTGCAGCTACTGGAGATGGTATAGATGACGAACAGACTTTATTTGACTACTTAGTTAGTAGAGGATTAACAAGCGCGAAATCTTTTCTCGGGGCCACCATTAGGTATAGAACTACACTAGAAAAGTACATTTATCAACCTGGTGATCTTCCGGATACTCCTATTGAATTTCCAACAGCTACATTTATCATAGATAGAATATCAGCAGAAGATAACATAACCGTAGAGTTCGAATTAGCTAGCCCAGCAGACTTAGAAAGAGCTACTATACCTGCCAGAAAGATATCATCTAAATACTGTGCTTGGGAGTACCAAGGAATGGCCTATGGAAGAGGTGGCTGTAGTTGGCCTCTAACCAGTAAGGACTTATGGGTAGATAAAGACGATAATATTATAGCTACTGATAGCGGTACTGTTGCTACTTGGAATGCATCAGCTACTTATACACAAGGAGATTTGGTAAAAGTTTATTTAGATCCGGGCTGGGGAATACACGAAGCTGTAATAAATGTTCCTGCTGGCATTTCTCCAACCGCAGGAACTGCTTATTGGAGACGAAAAGACGTATGCGGAAAACGCTTAAACTCATGTAAGATACGTTTTCAGGGAAATACTTCTCTAACTAATCCAGTAGATTTCGACAATGATTTAGACACTAGCCATTCTTTACCTTTCGGCGGCTACCTAGGAAGTAAGACCACACTATGATAGAAGAAATTAAACAACACTTTGAGATGGAGTATCCACGAGAAGGCTGTGGTCTTATAGGCATTGTCAAAGGAAAGAAAAAGTTTTTTCCTTGTAAGAACGTAGCAAAAGACGATGAAGACTTTATACTTTCTTCAGAGGATTACTTTCGTGTAAAAATGCAGGCTGATATTTTTGCAGTGGTACATAGCCACCCAGATGACACAAACGAAGCCTCTCCTTACGACATAGAAAATTGTAATCACTTAGGTCTGCCTTATTATATATTTAGTTACCCAGAAATGGAACTAAATATAGTAGAGCCAAAAGAATACTTTCAGCCCTTACTTGGGAGAGAATGGGTTTTTGGAACTCAAGATTGTTTCGAAGCAATGAGAGATTGGCTGCACTCTAAAAATATGGAGATACCGCCAAGATTAATGGTAGAGGATGCTTGGTATGATAGGGGAGAAAACTATTTTACTGAAGAAGTTGCAAATAAATGGAATCTTGTTAAGGTAGAAGATACTCCTAGAGAGAATGATGTGTTATTTTTTAAAATTCAGTCTGATATAGCTAACCACTGTGGAGTATATTTAGGCAACGATGTGTTTTATCACCACATGAAGGATAGACTGTCTTGTAGAGAGTCTTTACATCCTTTTTGGTATAAGTTTCTAGATGGAGTATATAGGTATGAAGCGTAAAGTATACTTAGAAGGGGAGCTTGGCAAATTATACGGATATGAAAGAACTATTGTAGCTCCTACAGTTGGAGATATTTTTAAGTGTTTATCTGCTAATTTCTCAGACTTCTCAAAATACTTAGTAGACCTTGAATCTAAGGGATTAGATTTAAAATGTAAAGTAAATAATACAGAGCTATCGTCTGCCGAGGAACTTAATCTTCTATATGGCACTGGAGATGTGATTATAAGTGTGGTTCCTGCAGGGTCTAAAAGTAAGCTAATGAAGATAGTAACTGGCGCAGTTCTTATTGCTACTGGGTACGGAGCTTTTGGAGCTTTGGGCGGCTATCTTGGAGCAGGCACTTTCCTAGGCGGAGCTATAGCTTCTTACGGATTCTCCCTTCTGTCTATGGGTATAGCAGAATATATGGCACCAGATCCTTCAAGCGCTGATCAAATTACTAGGGATTCTGGCTACGTTTACCAAGGCTCTGAGCAGGTTATAAGAGATACTGATCCAGTACCTATTTGCTATGGAAGAATGAGAATTCCAGCAAAACCTATCAGTTTTGAGGTTAGAAACCTAGAGTCTATTATTACGAATTAATTATGGCAAATATAAAAAATCTATCTAAATCAACTACAGCGGTATCTGGAGATACTAATCAATATATTGCCATCACAGATATGTTATGTGAAGGGCCTATTGGAGGATTAGCAGAAGGCACCGCTTCCGTCTACTTTAATGATATTAGTTGTGAAGAGGCTAGATATGCAGGATATTATCCTTCTGCTCGCACAACTATTACTTTTTCTGGCTCCACTACAGGCTATTTAGATGACTATTCATCTCTTCCTTCAGATTTAGAGGTAACTTCGGCAGGAAAACCAAGGTATTTATGGCTGAATAAGTACGAAGAAGCTCTGAATAGGGCTGTAAACTCTATAAATACTGCGAATGGAGCAGTATCCTTTACTTTAGGTACGGGGTTGGGCCCCTCTGCTACAACTTCCGAAAGTTGCCTAGCTTATATAGAATCTACTAGTGATTTAGGAAAGTATATTTCTGGATACTACGATGGAAGTACGGGTAGATTTACAATTTATAATGGCTATACAAATGCTGACCAGATAGAGTTAGGAGATCGTTTTAACTTATATATAGAAAGGGCTTTTTTAGTTTCTGAAATTTCAGCTTCTGGCACTGTTACAACTACGGCAGCACCTATGCCAGGTACTTACACTTTCTACCTCGGTGCTCAATATCAGTACTCACCAGAAGAAGGCGATACTGCGTCTCCGAACCCTGCAGATGCTAACTATTTTGACGCTCCAATCCAAAAAATAGACAAGCTATATGTACAACAACGTCATGGATGGGGGGAGCAGACTCCAATAAAAGACGTGGGAAATGTTGGCGGTTCTACAAGTATACCAGGTAATCCTAATCTAATTACTCTTCCTACTATTACTATGTTGCATCCAGATAATGCTACTAGTTTAGGTATTACTTTATTTGATCCAGACGGTATGCCAAATACTCCGGACTATGATCCTCAGGGAGCTTATCCAGGAGATCCAGATTTTGACTCTTGTAACTTAGGACCTACTATAT